TAAAAGCTAACTATATTTACGTAGTACAAAAAGAGCATAGGAAAAAATATAATTTAGATACTTTATTAAACCTTATAACTCCTGGGTGTAAGATAGTAGAAACTGAAGGCGTTACTGAAGGAGCAGCTTGTACTGCATTATTAGCTAAAAAGTACATAAATAATAACAACCCACTATTCTTTGCTAACTCAGATCAGTTTGTTGAATGGGACTCTAATGAATTTTTATATAAGATGAACGAAACTGAAGCAGATGGAGGTATAGTAACATTTAAAGCTACTCATCCTAAATGGTCATTTGCTAAATTAAATAATGAAGGACTAGTAACAGAAGTAGCTGAAAAAAATCCTATATCAGATATCGCTACTGTTGGGTACTACTACTGGAAAAGCGGGTCAGATTTTGTTAAATATGCTGAACAGATGATTGATAAAGATATAAGAGTAAATAATGAATTTTATGTATGCCCAGTATTTAATGAAGCCATAAAAGATAATAAACAAATAAGAACATATAATATTGAGAAGATGTGGGGGTTAGGTACTCCTGAGGATTTAAAATATTATATAGAAAATTATAAATGATACTAATATCACATAGAGGAAATATTGATGGACCTAATCCTGAAAATGAAAATAAACCTTCATATATTCTTGATGCTATAGTTAAAGGATATGAGGTTGAAGTTGATTTTTGGTTTTCTAATAATAAGTTTTATTTAGGTCATGATGAACCTCAATACGATATACCTATAGAGTGGTTAGAAAATAACTATAGAAAATTATGGATACATTGTAAAAATGTAGATGCTATTAGTAAGTTACACGAATTAGATAGAGGAGGTTTTTATTTAAATTATTTTTGGCATGAAAACGATAAAGTAACTTTAACTTCTCAAGGATATATTTGGGCTTACCCTGGAGTAGAATGCTCAAACGGAATAGCAGTAATGCCGGAATTAAATAAAAATTTTTTACCTAAAGACGTATTAGGTATTTGTAGTGATTATATAATAAATTATGAGTAGAGTAAAATTAAAAGCAGAACATTTATTAGAGATAGAAGAGCTATCTAAAATGAGAGCTAATCTTAAGAATGAATTAGCATCTTTACAGGCTACTGAAATAGAACTTCAAAATTCTAAAGACGTTGCAAGAGTTAATTATAATAAGGTTAAAGCCTATGAAATAGAATTAGGTAAAAAATTAACTAATATATACGGTAACGGACGAATGAATTTAGAGACTAAAGAATTTATTTCAGAATAGTCTAATTTTCACCTATCTTTTGTATATTTATATATGTGAATAAAGACCATTATATTAAAAATGGTTTCGATTTTCCTTATATATTTATAATAGACGAAATATAAACTTAACCGAACATGGCAGAAACAATTATCTCCCCAGGTGTTTTTCAAAGAGAAAACGATATCTCTTTTATTAACCCAGCACCAGTTGAAGTAGGAGCGGCAATACTTGGACCTACAGTAAAGGGACCTGTTGAGATTCCTACGGCTGTAACTTCTTATAATCAATACGTAAGGTTATTTGGCGACACATTCGACAATGGAGCCGCTAAAGACGAATATTTAACTTCAATGGCTGTTAAAAATTACTTTAGCCAAGGAGGTGATACAGTATTAATAACAAGAATAGTATCAGCGTCCCATACATGGACACATGCTGCAAACACTCATATATCATCATCTAAAAATGCAAGTGTACAACCATTTACTTTAGCAACATTAGGTAAAGGTAAAATTTATAATGCAGGTACAGGATCTGGCGATGCATTAAATCCAAAAGGAAATTATGTAAATTCTGATAATTCACTAGTTAGTGGATCTAAAGATAACCTTAGATGGGAAATTACAAATAAAAGCGAAGCTAAAGGTACATTTACTCTTTCAATTAGAAGAGGTGACGATAGTCACAATAACAAAGTAGTATTAGAAACATTTAATAATATTTCATTAGATCCTAATAGTGAAAATTATATTGAAAAAGTAGTAGGTACTCAAAATCAAGCTATATCAGCAGATGCTACTCAAGTTACTACTACTGGTGATTATGTAAATAAATCAAATTTTGTTAGAGTATCAGCAGTAAATAGCAAGACATTAAATTACCTATCAACAGATGGTACTACAGTACAATCATCATCTACTGGAGTAGGATATAAAGACCTATTACCAAAAGTAGATTCAGGATCATTCTATAATGCAAATGGTTTAACAGCTATTGCATCAGCATCGTTAAACTTATATCAAAATATAAGTACTGCGACTCAAGGTGTTATTGGTACTGATTATAATAATGTAATTACTTTATTAGGTAATAAAGATGATTATAAATTTAACATAATATCTACACCAGGATTATTTAAAAATAATCACTCAACTCAAGTCGATAATGTTATATCACTAGCAGAGAGTAGAGGAGATTGTATCGCAGTAGTAGATTTATACCCTCACGGAGCTTCAGTAGCTAACGTAACAGGTCAAGCAGATGTATTAAATTCATCTTATGCAGCAGCATATTGGCCATGGTTACAAACTCAATCAGGTACTGGTAAGAACGTATTCGTTCCAGCTTCAGTATTTATCCCAGGAGTATATGCATTTACAGACGGAGCAGCGGCTCCATGGTTTGCACCTGCAGGATTAGTAAGAGGAGGTATCGTTGGAGTAATTCAAGCAGAAAGAAAGCTTTCAAGATCTCAAAGAGATACATTATATGATGCTAAAGTAAACCCAATTGCTACATTCCCTGGATCAGGTATTGCAGTATTTGGTCAAAAGACTTTACAGACTAAAGCTTCTGCTTTAGATAGAGTAAACGTAAGAAGACTATTAATCGAGCTTAAAGAGTTTATCGGTAATCAGGCTCAGAATTTAGTATTCGAACAAAATACTATAGCAACAAGAAATAAATTCTTAGCAGCTGTTAATCCATTCTTAGACTCAGTAGTTCAGAGACAAGGTCTATTTGCTTTTAGAGTAGTAATGGATGATTCAAATAATACTGCAGACGTAGTAGATAGAAACCAATTAGTAGGTCAGATATTTATCCAACCAGCTAAAACAGCAGAATTTATAGTACTAGACTTTACAGTAGAACCTACAGGAGCTACTTTTGGTCAATAATTTTAAGAATATAGATATTTATAATAAATAAAGAACATGGCAATACTAGACGCAAACGACATAATGTTTAGAGCTTTTGAACCAAAGGTTCAGAATAGATTTGTATTAAACATTGATACTATTCCAGCCTTTATGGTAAAGAACGTAAAAGCTCCAACTTTTACAGATAACGTAGTAAAGCTTGACCATATTAACTCTTATAGAAAAATTAGAGGAAAAAGAGAGTGGGATGATATAACAATGGTATTATATGATCCAATTACTCCTTCTGGAGCTCAAGCAGTAATGGAGTGGGCTAGACTTTCTTATGAGTCAGTAACTGGTAGAGCTGGTTATTCTGATTTTTACAAAAAAGATTTAACTCTTAATATTTTAGGACCAGTAGGTGATATTATCGGAGAATGGGTAATCAAAGGAGCATTTTTAACAAATGGAGACTTTGGTCAGTACGATTGGGCTACAGATGAAGTAGTTGACTTATCAATTACAGTAGCAATGGATTATTGTATCCTAAATTACTAAGATTTATACATACATTTAAATTAACCCAGCTTGTCTGGGTTTTTTTATGTAAAATAGTTGTATTCAAAATATTTTTTTACTATATTTATTATAGAACCGGTTTTAACTAAATAAAATTTATGGAATCAAAGTTTAAAATACCTACAGAAACGGTAGAATTACCTTCTAAAGGGTTATTATATCCTAAAGATTCTCCTCTTGCAAAAGGTGTATTAGAAATGAAATACATGACAGCTAAAGAGGAGGATATTTTAACTAATCAAAATTATATTACCAAAGGAACAGTTATTGATAGATTAATAAGATCATTAATTACAACTGAAGGATTTAATTATGATAATTTATTAATTGGAGATAAGAATGCTATAATGGTAGCAGCAAGAATATTATCCTATGGTCCTAATTATGACATTCAACATAACGGAGAAAGGATTACAGTAGATTTATCTAAAGTAGATAATATTGAAATAAAGGATGAAGACTATAAAGATGGTAATAAGTTTAATCTTAAACTACCTTCTGGTAATGAAGTAGTATTTAAACTACTAACACATGGTGATGAAAAAGCAGTCGAAAGAGAAATTGCTGGCTTGAAGAAAATAGATAAAAATTCATCACCTCAAGTTACTACCAGATTAAAAAGAATGATATTATCTGTTAACGGGTCGTCTGAAGTTAAAGATATAAGAGAATTTGTTGATAAATATATGCTTGCAACAGATGCTAGGGCACTTAGAAAAGAGTATTCTAGATTGCAACCAGATGTAGATCTTACGTTTAATTATACTAATGAAGACGGCGGTGAGGAGGACGTTGCTATACCTATAGGGATTGGCTTTTTTTGGCCTGACACCGAGTTATAGACCTTCATTATTTCAACAAATACACGAAATAGTCTTTCATGGTAATGGAGGATATGATTGGAATACAGTCTATAACATGCCTATATGGCTTAGAAAATGGACATTTCAAA